GCGTAATTGGTAGCCGCAGCGGATTTAAGTCCCGCTATCGTAAGGTGTGTCGGTTCGAGTCCGACTCCGGGGACCAAATTAAAAGGATTGTACAATGACATTTAAAGTTGGACAATGGGTTGTTGTTGACACAACCATTTCATATTGGCCCGCTAGTGCTAAAAACAATAAAGGGCCTTTTCAAATTAAATGTGTAGATTCAGGAACCTACGGTAAATACGCAATTTTTCATGGGGCCCCCAACAATGCATACTTCAAAGATCTTACTTTGTATAAGCCACAGGTAGGGGACAAGGTTAAAATCCTTAAGCCTATGTCTGGTTATACACCTAATGGAGATTTACCCAATACTGTAGGCACCGTAGGGACCATTCATTTTCAGTGTACAACTATGGCTGGAAGGAAAAGAATTAAAATTGATGGGTGGTGGTATTTGGATGAAGAAGATGTGTATGAATTGGTGGAACCAAAAGGGTCTATCAATCCTGCTGCCCCTGAGACCCCTTCTACACCGGTTGTAAAACCAACCAAGCGAGTTTTAAATGCAGACATTTAAATTTGCAGGAGTTTTCAAGTTCTATTTCAAACACAATGGTCATGAAACGTTTTGCACAACTGTGGACCAGGCTCGTGCAGAAGAATGGTCTGGTACTAGGGATGGGCGGCTTGTCCGGCTTTATGAGGTGGATGAAGAGAAGCCCAAGGCGTTGGAAGTAACTACGGAGCAAACACATGAAGACAATCACTAAGTACATTGCAGATGATGGTAAGGAATTTGCCTCTCAAGAAGAGTGTAAAACCTATGAAAAGAACAAGTGGTTTATTGATCTTTGGGATGGTACAGAAAAAAACGATTTTGAAGATGGATATAATTGGGCCGGAGATACAGGTGATGGTGCTTCTGTATTAGCCTTCTTATCCAAACATTGTATTATTACCAAGAAACCTGAGGCTCCTAGTGCGAAAAAGGTTCTTAATAAGGGCAAAAATAACTGATCGCAAAGGGAATGTTCTCTCTATTGCGGAAAACAGTTACAGCAAAACTCACCCCATTCAAGCGCGTTTTGCTAACGATGTTGGGCTCTATCATCGCATTTTTCTTCATGCTGAAATCGCTGCTCTGATTAAGCTGGAGAAAGGTAGCAAGCCCCACAAAATTCAAATTGAAAGGTTTCACAAAGATGGTAAACCAGCTAATGCAAAACCCTGTGCCGTGTGCGACGCGGCAATCAGACACTGGGGAATCAAGTATGTCGAATACACTACATCTGCAAAGCACCTGTAATTTGTGTGAGAATCCCTATCCTTACATGTGCAGCGAGTGCTGTGCATTGGTGGCTTCTGAGGAAGACATTGCAGAGGACACAGCAATGTTTGAACAGAAAATCTTCATTGGTTCTGGAGAAGATGTATGCCTATCGTGAAATTTAGACTTCAGTATAAATGCAATGAAAAACATACTGAGGTTTGGGATGAAGAGTTCCCACGTACATATTTTGACCAAATGACGCCCGACGCTTGGGCAGATATTTGGGAAGAGTGGTTTAAAAAGCATCCACAAGACACTCCTCGTGGAGCAAAGTGTTTCTTTTATTCTTTAAACACTGATACTGGAGAAATGTTTTTAGACGAAAGCCGCAAGATCCTAAAACTGAAACCGCAACCGAGAATTTTAAACGATGATTCACGTCAAACTCCCGAGCAAGAGAAAGCCAGCAGCCCTGAAGTGGCTGGAGAACCGCCACACAACAACCCCGCCGGCAGCTTTGGTGCACTCTTCGCCGACATATCCGAAAACGACTTCTGACTTTGGGGAGTTGAGTGATACGGATGGGCCGCTGTTTCAAGAAATTGCGCGGCGCAACACCATCATTTCCAACAAGCTGTTTGGCTGTGACCTTTATGTAGGAGAAATTTGTAAAGTCAAAGACGCTAATGAAAAGGATATTGCTACCTATGGTGAAGAGGTAGAGATTGTTAAGATCATGCGTAACACGGCTGAGCTAGATCGTGTTTGGCCTAAGGATGATGATCCCTTTGTCATCATGTTTCAAAATGTTAAAACCAAAAAGGTTTGGGTTGCCAATCCTTCATTCTTCATTAAGAAATGACTAAAAAAATTGCTGGTTATTCCCCCTTCGGTGCTCCCTCTCGTAACCATGGACTTGGCCCATTCTCGGCACAGTTTCATGAGGGAGTGAATTTGTCTAAGGCTAAGGATCTTAAGGGCCTTGATGCCCTGATTCTATGGGGCGGTGAGGATATTTCACCATCCTTGTATAAAGAGTCTCGTTGGCTTAACAGTGGCCCCACTGAGCCAAGTAAGCGCGACTTGTTCGAATGGTATTTGATTCAAGAAGCTGTTCGTCTTAAGCTTCCCATCATTGGTATTTGTCGTGGTGCTCAGCTTGCTTGTGCCTTTGTTGGTGGCAAGCTTGTTCAGCATTGTGACTATCATGGTACGGGTCATAACATTACGACGTATGATGGTCATACAATGCGTGTAACATCGGCACACCATCAGATGATGTACCCATACGAAGTAAAGCATGAGCTTCTAGCATGGAGTCAGTACCCACAGAGTCAGCAGTATTTGCCTGCTATTGAGCCACACAATGTGAAGCTCAAGAATCGTGAGGTTAAAGAACCAGAAGTTGTGTGGTTCCAAGATATCAATTGTATGGCGGTTCAATGTCATCCCGAATGGCACGACACCAATGATCGCTTTAACAATTGGCTGTTCGATCAGTATGATTTCTTTTGTAACACCAAGGAGAAAGCAGCATGACTAAGCGCATCCTAAACGCAGACAAACCTATTGTTGAACCTGTAAAAAAGGAACCAAAGAAAGTAGAACCTAAGAAACATTGGTATCGTGTAGCAATCTGTCAGTACTCGGACCGGTCTCTAGGTACCTATACTTGTGTGATTGATAAGAAAAGATATGAGTATTCAGTGGAAACCAATCCCAACTTTGTTCGTTGGGAACCTGCTGTGGAGGTAGAAGTATGAGACTAGGAACTGATCCGGAGGTGTTTCTTGTTGACAATACAGGAAGCTTACACTCTGTTATTGGGCATATTGGTGCTGACAAGTGGAATCCTTTTCAGCTTCCAGACATGCCTGCTGGCTTCACCCTACAGGAGGACAATGTTGCTCTTGAGTTTGGTGTTCCTCCAGCTAGCAGTGCTGAGGAATTTATTGCTCACATTCGTGCAGTGATGGAGAAAGGTCTATCAAGACTGCCAGACACCAAGTTCTCGAAGCTTAGTTGCACCCTTTTCCCTGACAAGGAACTTGAACACCCACTTGCAAAGGTATTTGGTTGTGAACCCGACTACAACGCATACACTGGCGAAGCGAATCCAAGACCTGAGCCTCCTCATCCTAATATGCGGAGTGCTGGTGGGCATATTCATGTGGAAACCAAGCGTGATCCCAAGCTTGTTGTGCGTAGCATGGATCTTTTCCTTGGTGTCCCTAGTGTTCTTATGGATACTGAAGGCACGGAACGCCGGAAACTATATGGCCGCGCTGGTAGCTGCCGCTTTAAACCTTATGGTGTTGAGTATCGTACTCTTAGCAACTTCTGGATTTTTGAAGACAAGTATATCCGTTGGGTATGGGATAGCACTCAGCGTGCTGTCGTAGAGAGTGAAGTGTCTTATCTTCAGGATAAGGCGTTACAGGAGGATGTACAACATTGTATTAACACAGGCAATGCTCTTATGGCTAAAGACATGGTAAAGGAGTTTGGTTTGTATGTTTGCTAACCAAAGTAATGTTGAAGATGTAAAGAAATATTACCACCAGACTTGGGTTAAGTTCCCTAAGCTCAGTGGTGATACTCTGTGGTGGATTGAGCGAGTCACCCATGAGTTTCTGGAAGTGCTCTCAGATAAGGATGAGGAAGCTCTCATTGACCTGAAGAAGGGTCAAGAAATGGACTACGTGATTCCGAAGAAAGCGGTATACCAATTCAATGAGAAAGCTGCCTATCTGTCACGTATTCCAGCACGGCAGTGGAAGAAGGGGATGTCTGAGAAGAACACCAAGTTCCAGGTGCTTAGTTCTTCTAAGTGGGACAGTTGTTCCTTTGACATTGGTATTATTGCGGGCTTTGTGAATAAACCCTCTTACCTGGACTTCTATTCAGCCGCGAAGAACTGGACACAAGAAGACTTCTCTACAGTTTCTGTTGCTCTAACGCCACGCATTTCCTGTAACTTTACAGGAAGTGTTTTTATTGACGATACGCTGGTGGGTAAGTATGATCTAGCAAAGGATATCCTCACGACACGGGAAATCTACAAGGAAAATTTACAACCCTTGTTTTATAAGTCTAAACTAAAGGTATTGGGTTCAGCATGACAACTGTACAAGATCAATTTGGCTTGCATGTGAGTGGCTCGGCTACGCCGGGTGTTCACAATAGTCGAGAGTTCTTTTGTGGTGTAGAGCTTGAGATTGAAGACATTAAGAGCACAGATGATGTACAATCAAACTGCTCAGGAGTAATTGTAGAACCAGATCATAGTCTACGTAACAATGGTCTTGAGTTCAAGTTTGGTCCTGTGAAGTTTGACCAAGCGTTGTCTACCTTTAACAACATTTGGAAGTATCTTAAGGTAGGTAAGACACCGTTTAGTGAGCGTACCAGTATTCACGTTCATGTCAATGCTCGTTGTCTAACCACTGATGAAGCTCGACAGCTTGTACTTCTCTATGCTCTCTATGAGCCCCTGTTCTTTAACTTTGTAGGTAATGAGCGGAAGAATAACATCTTCTGTGTCCCTCTCAACTATACTTCGTTGCCTAACACTTACAAGAGCAATCTTGTAGCAATGCATAAGGCGTGGTCCAAGTACACCGCCTTTAACATCTGTCCTATGGGTCCAGGTAAAGATGGTTCCGACTGCCATGGTACCATTGAGTTCCGCCATATGTATGGCACCAAAGACCCAGAAGTATTTAAGAAGTGGCTCACCACACTCAAGGAGTTATACACCTTTGTAGAAAAGAACACAGGATTCGATATCATCAAGACTATTCTTAGTGGCAAGGACATGGCAGCATATGCTTCGGCTGTGATTCCTACTCTTGCTAATGGTATTATGACCCTGGGACAAATCAATAATCTCATTGAAGATTCCCTTATCGACGTGAAGCTCTCTTCAGGGGGGTTGACAAAATAATTAAAAAGGACCTCTCTAGTGATATTAAAGTAAAGTTTTTTAAGGAGAGCTAAAATTTGCGGACTAGTTGGAGTTTTGTATAAAGGATCCAATGGATTCTGTGCTAGTGATCGAGATATCTTTGAAGACATGCTTTACATTGACGCCCTGCGAGGGGACGACAGTGTAGGTGTGGCTGCTTTCTACAATGATGGTTCTGCTGAACTTGTCAAGGAAGCTCTCGTTCATATCATGGATTTTCTAGAGGAAGAACCTTACAAGAAGGTGCATGATGCACTAGTTGCCAAGGGCAAGGCAGTTATTGGACACAACCGCAAGGCCACTAAGGGCAAGGTTGTTGAAGAGAATGCCCATCCGTGGCTCATTGACGACCGCTTCATGTTTATGCACAATGGTACGTTGCATACTTGGAAGCATCTTGCAGACACAGAGGTAGACTCAGAAGCTCTGGGTATTCATCTTACGAAGTGTGAGGGTGACAAGGAAAAGCTAGAGACGGCGCTAGGTAGCGTATATGGTGCATATGCTTGCGTGTGGATTGACCAGCTTAAGGAAAAGCTGTATATCTTACGCAACAAGGAGCGACCGTTGTGTTATGGCATCAATAGTTTTGGAGTAGCTTTTGCTTCTGAAGCTGGGTTTGTTGCCACTGCCTGTGCTCGACGAAGTACGAAAATTACAGAGTGGGAGGAAATTGAGGTAGACACTCTGTATGAGTTTGACCTGTCAGATAATGGAGATGTTACAAAGCCTGTAAAAACAAAGCTCGAAGTAAAAAAAGCTACAGTCAGTACCCACAAGGCGGCCAAGGGTACTGGCCAGGACGTAACGGCCTCATGCTCGGGTACGAAGCGGAAGACGTCTGGGGGTGTTAAAGGGACTGCCCCCTTTCGTGACGCCGCCAGCAGGAACTCCCTCAAACGGTTTCGAAAGCAATTTATCGGCCGGTCTCTGGATTTTTATTGTGATGATTATAACTCTTCTACTGAAGCTGATTCAAATAAATGGTGGCTTCTAGGAGAGAGTTGGGTCATTGAAACCCCGCATCAGATTTATGGTCTTTATTCTGGTTCGGAAGAAAGTGCTCTTGATCTCACTGACCGTGTTGTAACTGGTGTGATTAGTGAAGCACTGTTTGATGCAAAGCAAAAGATCTTTAAGATTTACATGTCCAACTTAACCACACGTTCTTATGTTGAAGAATACATCCACAAAGAAAAAGTCTGTCATTAAGAAGCCCAAGGTTCTAGGTAAACCGAGGGTTCGTCTCTTGTCCACCTGCCTTAAGAGCGGAAGTCTTAAGCGGTTGGCAGAGGGTCTATCAACCAAGCTAGGCTACAAGGTTTGGCGGTCTAAGAACCAGAAGCCTAACAAAATTCATCTTCTATATGGCGATCAGAAGGGGAAGATTGACCAATATACGTGGTTTGAAGCCCAGAACATCCCCGCGCTTGAGTTTACCCAATCGATTGAGGAAGCGAAGAAGTGGGCAATTAATCAGCCTGTTGTCTGTCGAAAGCTTACACATTCTAGTGAAGGCAAGGGGATTGTTGTCGCGGAAGTACCTACGGAAGTTGTATCTGCGCCGGTATATACTAAGTACCGTAAGAAGAAGAAAGAATTTCGTGTCCATGTATTCAAGGATCAAGTAGTCCACGTACTAGAGAAGCGTCGTAAGGCCAACTTTGAAGGAACGACAGATGCCAAGATTAGAAACACCGCTAACGGGTATGTTTTCTGTAGTGATGGGGTTGTTGAGCCTGTGGGGCTTAGGGATCTTGCTCTTGCTGCTTCTAAAGTAACCAAGAGCGACTTCAAAGGCGTAGACATTGGCTACAATGAAAAGAAAAATGAGTTGTTTGTCATCGAAGTAAACAGTGCCCCCGGTATTGAGGGGTCAAATGTAGATCGTTACGTTAACACAATTGTACAAGGATTGTAAAATTTATGAAAATCACTCTTAAGTCTGTAGGTATTCACTACGCGGAAATTCCTCAGCCCAACCCTCTACGTTGGTACATTGTTGTACCCAAGGGCAAGGACACTTATGAGAATATGTCTGGTGAAATCAAGTGCAAGGATTTCTTCAATGATCTTGCCTATACCATTCAAACTGGTGAATCCTTCACTATCTATAGCTTCAATGCTGGCTCCTATTCTCCTCCTAAGAAGGACAAGCCTGTTTATCTTGCAGTAAAGAACACCACACCACATTTTGAGGCCAACATGAAGGTGCTCAATCAGTGGTTGGAGAAAGATCAGGGCTTCCCTGCTGTTGGTTGTGAGAAGTCACAAGAAGGTCTGTATCTTCTAACCATTCCTCCAATCTATTGGACGAAAACCTATTATACTAGTTTGATTACTCTTGTGATTCGTCTAATGAATCAGGACGCTCCCTTTACTTCCTTTGATGAGGTCATCAAGAAGACTACCTTTGCTGTGCAAGACCAGAATCTGTGGAAGCAAGTAGTTGCTAAGAAGTGGTTCTTTAAGGATCTACCTAAGAACCTTAGTAAGTATATCTACTACGCCGGTAGTGCCTACAATTCAGAGAAGGGTGTGGACCACTATGCTCTTGCTCAAACGGTACACAACAATGGTGTTATTGGTTGGATGAATGCATCATGAGTTATATCACTAAAGAACGAAAAGTAAAGCGTTCCTTTTGGGCACGTCTTTGGAAAAATTGGTCTCGTGTATATGAGTTTGAGACCTACGAAATTTGGGTAGATGATATTCCAAAGTATAAGTATGATGTTCCAAAGAAGCCTAAGTTAAAACTTTATGGTACAACATCAGTAGGTGGCTATAAACCTGCTCCTAAGCCCAAGACTGTTTACTATTCACCTCCTCCAGCACCTGCACCAGTTGTAGATAATACAACTGATGTATTACTAGGTGCTGCTGTAGGCTTTGCTATTGGACGACTATTAGATGATGACAAACCTTCCTATTCCTGCCCTGCTCCTAGCCCTGCTCCTTTTGAGTCTGGGGGTGGTGGTGACTTTGGTGGCGGAGGGGCGTCCGATTCTTGGTCCAGTGATGATTCTTCTTCATCATCTGGGAGCGATTAAATGACCTTTAAACCTGCACATAAAGACACTGACACTCCTCCTGGACAAATTGTGAACAGCATTTCAGTTCCTGAAACGCCCCGAAGCAAGACCATTGGCGGTATCATTGATCGAGTGATGCGAGAAGAAGCTAAACCGATTAAGCAGAAGCTATCATTTGATCAGTGGTACAAAGAAAATCGTGGTGTGGATTTTGGTGGAGCTACTGTTCCTCAACTACGTTATCTTTGGGTAGCAGCACAGGAAAATGTATGAGATTTAAACATTTTGAAACTATTAGTGAGATTGACAACCTACCTGGATGTTCTCAAGTAGCTGTCTTTCATTCTGTGTTTGTACCTATTGGTCTAAGAAAATCTGGTCTAGGAAGTAAAGCACATAAAGCTCGCCTTGAAGAAGCTCGTAAGCTAGGTTATCAAATGGCAGTGTGTACTGTAGATGAAAGTAATGGACCTCAAAAAACTATCTTAGAAGATAACGAGTGGAAACGAGTTTATGTCTTTGCTTCTGAAAAGACAGGGCATCTTGTGGGTCTTTGGGTAAAAGGACTATAATGCGATGTTCCTGCTGTGATAAAAACCTAAGCGACTATGAATCTACTCTTCGCTTGGTAAGTACAGGTGATTTTGCTGACACCTGCCTAAAATGTCTTAAGGGTCTATCAATCGACGTGGTGGGCAAGCAGTCTTTAAAGAAGAAATTTGAGGATCAACCAGACGACGAAGACGACTACTACAATGAAGATTTTACAGATATTATCAACCTAGACTTTGGTTCTGTAAGTGAGGAAGAATAATGCCTACTTTGTTAAGCATTCTGGATGTCCTAAGTGTGGTAGCAAAGATAATCTTGCTCTGTACTCTGACGGGGGTTCTCACTGCTTTGGGTGTGGTTGGCATCCGCGACCTACTACGGCACCTTATATCCAAGAGTTAAATGAACAAACAGAAGCAAAAACAACTTTCCCAACTTTTTCACATGACCTCCCCCAAAAAGGAGTCGAGTGGGCCAAAAGTTACGGAATCGAAGTCCAAGAGCTACTTAAAAGCAACGTATTGGGATGTAGTGGACTACTGGGCGTGGGGCGACTGGCCTTCACGTTTAGAGACCTCGATGGCAATCCAATCCTTGCCCAAGCAAGAAACCTCGAAGAGGGTGCTAAACCAAAGTACATAACCTATGGAAAACCTAACGAAGTACTTCCCATCTATTATGTTCGGTCTAGTGAACGGCGGAGCAATTGCCTTGTACTTGTGGAAGACTGCCTGTCAGCCATCAAAGTGGCCCGACTGACGGACGCAATGCCCTGTTTGGCTAGTGAGGTATCATCCCTTAAGCTTAAGCGCTTGGCGGGGCTATATGGGGCCTTCCTGATATGGTTGGACAGTGACATGTATCCCAAGGCACAGAAGATGGCCAACAAGCTACAGCTTTTGGGCTGTAAAGCCCATGCTGTTTATACGGATTTAGATCCAAAGTGTTACGAAATGCAAGATATTGAAGCTACCCTATTGACAGGTTTTACAAATGTGGTATAATAATTGTATTAAGGAATTTAGTTAAACTCTCTACCCCCCCCCGGTGCATGTAATATGATCTTAAGAAAATACTCAATCTATAAAGTTAAACACCTTATTGAAGGTGGTACTATTTACATGATTTATCTAGGTAACAATCAGTTTGGTTTAGGTAGAGAATGTAGTCCATCGGCTCTAGTTGCACTTAAGAAGGAACTTCTAAAGAAGAAAACTTTTCCTGATTATGAATCTCATTGGGTAAAACCTAAGGAGTTCAACTCTTATCCTGATAAGGTAGAAGTTTTAGAGCTTGTGCCTCTTAAATCTATTAAGCTAGGTTTTGGTCATACTTCTGCTTTTATGCCAGCAATGCCTGTAGCAAAGCCTAAGAAAGACTACTCTAAGATGCGAGTGCTCAACCATGATTCTTAAAGACTTCTTTACAATGGTACATACGTACCTAGGAAAATCAGCAGCTCTAATTGAGCAAGACTGGAATATCATCTGTAGCCCAAATGGTCCTGGTTCAGGAGATTGGCAATATTACCATGATTGTTGGATTGTAGATGGAAAACATGAATGGGACTTTGAGACACAAAATCGTGTGAACCAGCGTTATATGAAAGGTTGGTCTACAAAAGATCCTTTTGCCTATGACCATCAAGAAATGCACTCTGCTGTAGCTAAACCTAAACCACGTCCCACAAGGAGGATCCTAAACGCTTGAAAGCAGAACTAAGCGTAATTAAACTATTCTTAGAGCATCCTGTATGGCTTGAGTATGGACAAGACTTAACAGCTAAAGACTTCCCTGAAGATTTACAACTGTTGTATCGAACCCTTGAGAGTCATCACAAGACACAAGACACAAGCCTATCGCTCTTAGATTTAGCAAGTTTATTCTTCTCAAACAATCCTAAAGATAAGGAATTCTACGAACAAGTATTTGACACGTTAGACAAGCAAGACGTGAGTCTTGAAGCTACCAAAACACTCATTACGCACATGAAGCGTGCAAAAATCTTACGTGAGTTGTCTATTGGTAGCTATGAAGTAGCAGAAGGCAAGAAACCCTTCGACTCTCTAAACAAGCTACTTCAAGCCCTTCAGGAAGAAAAAGAAGAAAGCACTCCTGAGGAAGAGTTTGTTACTCTCTCACTCTCTGAGATTGTAAACCAAACTTTTAAAGCGCCCGGCCTACGCTGGCGCTTACCTAGCCTAAATAAAGCATTGGGCTCTCTCCGTAAGGGGAACTTCGGGTTTATCTTTATGCGGCCCGAAAGTGGTAAAACTACCCTGCTTGCTTCTGAGATTAGCTACATGCTAGATCAGGTACAGCAGGGTAATCCAATCATCTGGTTCAACAATGAACAGGTGGGTGCTGAAGTTATGTTGAGGGTCTATCAAGCCTACTTCAACCTAACAACAGAACAACTGCTATCGAACATTGCTAAGTGGGAAGAACTGTTTGTTCAAGCCACCAAGGGCAAGTTCCTGATGATTGACAGAGCCCAGCTACACAAGAACTTTGTAGAGAAGATCTGTAAGAGATACAACCCTAGCCTTATTATCTTTGACCAAATTGATAAGATCCAGGGCTTTGACACAGATCGCAATGACCTGCAGCTAGGTGCCATTTATATTTGGGCACGTGAGCTTGCAAAGAAGTTCTGTGCAGTTATTGGTATTTGTCAGGCCGATGCTACAGGAGAGAACCAGAAATGGCTCACCATGAATAACGTAGCAAACGCCAAGACAAGTAAGCAAGCAGAAGCCGATTGGATTCTCGGCGGTGGTACAATTCATGACACAGGATGGGAAAATGTACGGTTCTTTCACCTAAGTAAAAACAAGCTTCATGGAGATGAAGACAGTGATCCTAAAATGCGCCACGGCAGGTGGGAAGTGCTCATCGACCCAGAGTGTGCTAGATACAAAGATCTAAAATGAAAACTTTCTTTACTAGTGATCCTCACTATTGGCATAATAATGTCATTTCTTTCTGCAAGAGACCTTTTGGTTCTGTAGAACATATGAATGAGGAACTTATTAAACGTCACAACATGGTTGTGTCTCCTCAAGATCATATTTGGTTTCTAGGAGATTTATCATTTGGAACCTATGAACAGACAGCTAGCATCTTAGACCAACTTAATGGAATTAAACATCTTGTAGTTGGGAATCATGACCGAAAAGGTCGTGCTGACAAGTTATTCAACCGTGATTGGGAAAAATGGTTTGTAGAGAAACATGATTATCTAAGATTAAAAGTAGGTAATCATAAGTTTGCTCTTTGTCATTTCCCCTTTGCTTCATGGGAAAGGGGCTATATTAATTTACATGGCCATCTTCACAGTCTAGCTGGTTATCAAAACAAATGGAAGCAATATGACGTAGGAGTAGACGCTAACAACTATACACCCTTGCTTATGGAAGATGCTGTAATCAGAGCAGAGGCTGGTATTAAAACAGTGGATTTCTATTAATGAACTACGATATTGAAACAGTAGAGAAATATCAGGAGATTCTTGGTAAGCTTGAGCAGTTTGTAGAACCTATTATCGCTGGTGGAGCTATCCGCGACATGCTACTAGATAAGCCTGTTAAGGATATTGATATTTTCTATAAAGGTAAACTACCTGATTCTGTAGTGAAGCAGTTGTTTACTATTGAGGCTAAGTATGACAAGTCTTATAGTGAAAGTACCTTCAAAGTATTTTACTCCAAGGTGTTTTACAAGGATGTAAAGCTTCCTATTCAACTCATTGAGACAAAGCAAACACCACAAGAAGTTGTTCTAGAGGATTTTGGTGTCAACTTGTCAAAGGTGTGGCTAACACGAGCAGGTCTCATTATCCCTAATGAGTTTATGCTGGATGCTAGTCTACAAATCCTTACCTTCAAACCCAACTGTAAACAAAGTTATGTAGAAAGGATTATCGATAAATACCCAGAATACACTTGTACTGGATTGGGAAGTAACTACGAGGAACAAGGGGTCCTATTCGGATCCTTTTAACAAACCTGTTTGCTTAGGCTATAAATATGGCAATAACCCTGAACAATGCTCCTTCGTCCCTGATGAATGGGCCTCCCTCGACATGGGGCTACTCGTCGTGGGCTTCAATCTTAAGTTCGATTTACACTGGACACGGCGAGTTGGTTGTCAAATGCCAAGACTCATTTGGGATGTCCAATTGGCAGAGTTTATCCTCTCTGGACAAACTATACGCTATCCTTCTCTTGAAGGCGTCGCCAATCAATACGGTCTCGGTGATAAAGACAGCACTATCGAACATGAGTACTGGGGCAAAGGAATCGATACTGACGCAATACCTCCCGACGTACTTTCCAGATATTGTAAGCGGGACATTGAACTCACCTATCAATGCTACCTTAAGCAAAAAGAAAGATTCGCGGAGAATCCTAAACTCCTAAGACTCTTTAAACTACAATGTGAAGATCTTTTAGTTCTTCTAGAAATGGAGGCCAATGGCCAGGTATACGACGAACAACTATGTGACAAACGTGCGAAAGAGATTGAGACAGAGTTGGAAACAATCCGAGCCAACTTGGCTAGCCTTTATCCGGACATTAACATTAACTTTGGTAGCGGCGATCAGCTTTCTTGCTGGTTATATGGGGGGTCCATCCCTTATGAAGTTACTGAGCACGTAGGATTCTATAAAAACGGTAAAGCTAAATTTAAAAAAGTAGAGAAACAACATGTTCTTCCTAGACTTGTGGAACCTATTAAGGGCAGCGCTCTTAAAAAGGAAGGCTTCTTTAAAACGGATGAAGGAACTTTACGAAAGCTTAAAGGCGCAAATGCTAAGAAGTTCGTTGGTCCTTTACTTCGCTTGGCTGAGTTGGATAAACTCAATTCAACCTATTACAAAGGACTCCCTGAAAAAGCCAGAGAATTAAACTGGTCTAAAGGAATGGTACATGGACAATTCAATCAATGTGTTGCACAGACAGGGCGCCTTAGCAGCAGTAATCCCAACCTTCAAAACTTCGCGTCCGACTGTCTCGACATTTTCATTACAAGGTACAATGAATAAACAAGAAATCGTAGCATGGCTCAATGACATGAAGAAAGAAGATCCTAAAACATATCAGCTTCTTCTTCTCACAATCTTAGAACAAATTCAGAAAGATCTTGGTAAATAATGGATAAACAGCAACTATATCACTTATATCAGCAAGAATGTTTATATCGAGTAAATCCTCCTTCTTTTGAAACTTGGTGTAAAAATAAGGAGCAGAAAGAAGCTTATTATACTCGACAAAAACAAATTGAAAATAGTCCTCCTGATGAAGATGCTTGGAATAAATAATGCTTATTCAGGCAGACGCAAGTAAAAAGGAAAAGGAAATTTGTGAGCGTTGGTTAGAGTTTAAAAACTTTTATGAAGATATGGGTGACCGCCCTGCTGGTAAAACCCTAGATAGAATTAATCCTTATGGTAACTATGAGCCTAACAACTGTCGGTGGGCTACATACAAAGAGCAGGTCCATAATAGACGCCGGAACTATACTGTTCCGGAGGGGGTAACCCCTCTATGCTGATTCAGGCCGACGCTGCTCAGTTAGAAATACGACTGGCGTACTGCAGTTGAGCTTAGCCAAGATACTGTTGGCCTTCAAGAGATCTTAAACAAGGAGGATACACATAGTAAAAACCAAATCGCTTTTGAACTACCGTCGAGGCTTATCGCAAAGATCTACCTTTTCCGCACTATTTTTCGTGGAAGTGGTTGGAGTTTTGCTAATGACAATTCTTTTATGCATGTTAGCAGTAGCCCATCTTATTGGGATGATGTTAACGAGAAGTTTTTCAAAAAATACTATGGGCTTGATGCAACGCATAAAAGATGGGCTGAAGAAGTTGTAGCAGGTAGGCCCATTGTTGGACCATTAGGGCGCTTCTGGCCTGTTGAAATGAAACGCAATGACTACGGAGAGCTAAAGATACCATGGACAGTGTTAAGCAACTACCCTGTGCAGGGAACGGGTGCGGATGTAATGACAATTGCACGAGTGACGTTCTACAAACGATTGAAGCAAATGAACCTGGACAAGCTAGTGTTATTAGTGAGTTCAGTACACGATTCAATCGTAGTGGATGCCCCATCCTATCTCCTGATGACGATTACCAATCTGTTCCATCAGGTGTTTGATGATTTACAGCTAAACATTAAACGTGCCTTTGGGTACGATTGGAAAGTTCCTCTAGCCTGTGAGGTTAAATACGGGCAAAACATGAAAGACATGAAAAAGGTTGACAGAGATGACCTAGTTGTGGTATAATAATTGTAGAGAAACTTTTCTCTTTCTTAAAATTTTATTTCAAAGGAAATATGGAAATTCAAATCCAAATCGTTCAAGTTGACAAGCAGACCAAGACCACTTCTGGCGGGAAGCCATATGTGGCGTTAGAACTAGCGTTTAAAAATCTTGGTACTGGTAAGCTTGAATCTAAAAAGCTAATGCCTTTCGGCACTACAGCCGACGCACATAAGGTGCTGGCAGGTGCCAATCAAGGTGATGTATTCACCGTTGTGAGTGAGAAGAATCAACAGAGTGGTTATTGGGACTGGCTAAAGGCCACCCAAGCACCTCCTGGTACAACTGCAGAGACTGTCGTGGCTAGCAAAGCAAACCCTACCCCTAAGAGTACCTATGAAACTCCTGAAGAACGCGCAAAAAAGCAGGTGTACATTGTCAAGCAAAGTTCGCTTAGTAACGCTGTCGCAGTACTTGGTGTTGGTGCAAAAACACCACCCAAAACAGAGGAAATCTTTTCGCTTGCGCAAACGTTCACTGACTGGGTATTCGCTCAGGAAGCTGTTAAACAAACGGCATTGATTGATATGCCAAGTGACTTTGAGGATGTACAATGATGTATAAGATTATGCGCTTTGGTCGTCGCTTTAACACCAAGAAGTTTGCTACCTACGAAGATGCACGTAAGCATGTTCGTCGGGTAGTTACCAAGCTAGTCGGCAAGTACAATGACGACTACACAGCTTTCGGTTTTAGCATTACCAAATGAAAATTCCCCAAGAGTTTGTTCTTGGGGGAACTACTTGGTCAGTAGAAACTGCTGACCAACTTCTTGGGGCTCTAGGCGCTGCCTATCCTCAAGAAGCTAAAGTAAGGCTTTTAAAGAGTTTACCAAGGCAAATTAAAGAACAAACTTTTTGTCATGAACTTGTTCATTGTATTCTTTACTCAATGGGTAAACCAAGTGACCAACATGATGAGGTTTTTGTCGATGGGTTTGCAACGTTTCTTCATCAATACTTCGCCCAGAAATAAAATAATGAAAGAACTTTGTCTAGTAGACGGGGATATTGTTTGCTACCGATGTGCTGCTACAGCCAATGGGTTGCCTAAAGACATTGCCCTGGTAAGAACAGATGAGTTGATGCGCCGTATTCTACATGAGACAAATGCGACCAACTATAAAGTGTTCTTATCTGGTGCTAACAACTTTAGGTACACCATTTTCCCTGAATATAAAGCACACCGTAAAGATAAACCCCGCCCTGAGCATCTAGAAGCTACCAAAGAGTTTCTTGTCACTGAATGGAAGGCTACAATTACAGACGGATATGAAGCTGACGACGAACTTGCAATTGAACAAGTGGCTGCGGGCACAAGTTCGGTTATTGCCTCCATTGACAAGGACCTATTACAAATCCCCGGGTATCACTACGATTTCGTTAAAGGAATTGAGCGATTTGTTAGCCCATTCGATGCTCTTAGATGCTTTTACAAGCAACTCATTACAGGAGATGGAAGCGACGGAATTCCAGCGTTTGATGGAAAAATACGCGGTTCAGTGCCCAAATTTGTTCAGAGACTTCTTGATCCAATTGATTCAATGACTGACGAACTAGAAATGTATAAGTATGTTTGTTCTGTGTATGAAGATTCTTTTGGTAATCCGTTTGCGTGGCCTCATATAGAACAAATATTACACCGCAATGCCCGTTGTTTATATCTACTAAGAAAAGAGGGAGACGAATGGCACCCCCCTGGACAGAAGGAAGGCGTCATGCCTTCATTGTAAATGTGTTACGTAGTGGTACAAGGAAATGGCCGCCAAAATATTTAACTTTAAATGAAGCTAAGACAGAAAAAAAGAAAAATGTACGGACTGGCCGACTCGCACAGCATTATCTATGCAATGTTTGTACGGGCGAGTTTCCTGCAAAGGAAGTACAAGTCGATCATATACAGCCGGTCGTCGATCCCAAGACAGGGTTCATTAATTGGGACACTTTTATCGACAGATTATTCTGTGAAAAAGAAAACCTACAAGTGCTCTGCACAACCTGTCACAAATTAAAGACCTCTGAGGAGAACTTACAATCGAAATTAACAAAACAATCGAAACAGAAGAAGGCACCGTCCATTTCAAAGGCACGCTCTCGCAAGAAGAAGCCGACTACGTCATCAAAGTAGGTCTTATGTTCCTTATGCAAAACGGTGCTCTACCATTTAAGATAGAAAATGATCCTCAGTATGATGACACAGATCTAGAAGATGATGACGACGATGAAGAACCAGAGGAAATGGATGATTAAATATAAATGTCGATTTTGTTCTAAATCAGAAGCAGTTGTTGTAGACTCTGGAGAGTCTTATGACGGTGGTGATGATTGGTACGATATGTTATGCAAGTCGTGTGGTAAGACTTGGACACATTGGGTAGAACATGACTAAAGTTCATTTATTTATACCAGATGTTCAATTTCGTGATGGTGACAATAGCGATTTCCTTAAGTGTATCGGCCGCTACATTGTCAAGAAACAGCCCGATGTGGTGGTTTGTGGTGGCGATTTTGCTGATATGCCTAGCCTATCTTCCTACGACGTGGGAAAAAAGGCATTTGAAGGCAAGCGATACACTAAAGATGTGGCTGCTGCAAAAGAAGCAATGCAAGCGCTTCTTGGACCTATTAAAGAGTTTAACAAACAAGCAAAGCTAAACAAACAGAAGCAATACAAACCGCGTATGGTGCTCACCCTAGGGAATCATGAGGATCGTATTACAAGGGCTGTAAACTCTGACGCTAAGCTTGAAGGTGTTCTTTCACTCAATGATCTGGAATATGAAAAAGATTGGGAAGTATTTCCATACCTTGAAGTTGTTGTTATTGACGGTATTGCTTACAGTCATTATTTTACTTCAGGTGCCCTTGGTCGTCCTTGTTCATCTGCTGCTACAATGCTGGCTAAAAAGCATCAATCTTGCATTGCCGGACACCAGCAAGGTCTTCAGATTGCAATGGGAAATCGAGCCGATGGATCTCCTATCACTGCGATTATTGCCGGTTCGTGTTATGAACATGACGAAGATTATCTGGGACCACAAGGAAACAAACACTGGCGCGGAATCCTGATGTGTCATGAAGTCCAAGATGGTGTCTTTGACCTGATGCCAGTATCTTTGAAATATCTTAAAACTAAATATGGAAGTTAATATGAAAGCAGATGATAAGCAGATTTCAGGTAATCATTATAAAGAAATGTCTATTCAACCTTGGACATACGTTCATGCTAACAACCTAGGATACTTTGAAGGCAGTGCAATCAAGTACATTACACGATGGCGTAACAAAGGCGGCATCGCCGACATTCAGAAAGCTATTCACTTTCTTGAAAAGCTTATTGAGCTTAGCTCACCTACTCTTGACCCTGTATCTTTTAATGAAGGTAAGCCTGCTTACCCAGAACTTGAACGAGCTACAAAGCGACTTTCTGACGCACCTAAAGTGGCTGAATACAATCGGGATACCTACCGTCCCCCTAGTGATTTTTGGCAAGAACTAAACAAGGTCACTGAACAATGGGTAATGAGTAAACAAGAACGGGATACCTTTCATGGCGGATAAATTAATTTATTTAGCCACGCCCTACACAGGGTTCAAGGGTAGTCGTGAAGAAGCCTATCGGTTAGCTTGCCTAAAGGCTGCTGAGCTTATGGAGGAAGGTTATACCGTGTTTTCTCCTATTGCTCACAGCCACTCTATTGAGACAGAAGCTGGCTGGCATCCTAAGAAGGGTGACTGGTGGCTTAAGCAAGACTTTGGTATTCTCGCCTACTGTGATGAATTGTGGGTTTATAAACTACCAGGATGGGATACTTCATATGGTGTAGCAGAGGAAATTAAGTTTGCTAACTCTTATGATATTCCTGTAAAGGAAATTGAATATGCATAATAGCTTTGAGGAACTGAAAGACCTCATTGCTGCTGAACTGTCTGTAGAAGAAATCCTTGATATCTTAGGTTGGGAAACAATGGAGCTTGTTGATGCCCTTGAAGACTACATTAAAGAACAAGAAGACGATTTTAAAGACGCAGTGCGATGAGAGTAATTGTAGCTGGTAGTAGAGAAGGTTTTGTAGCTCGTAATGTATTTGAAGCTATTGAAGAATCTAAATTTACTATAACAGAAATAGTTTCTGGTACAGCAAGAGGCGTTGATACAGATGGTGAATATTACGCTCGTTGTAATAAACTACCTTTAAAACAATTTCCTGCTAATTGGAATCTTTATGGTAAAGCGGCTGGATATATCCGTAATAAAGAAATGGCTTTATATGCAGATGCTCTAGTAGCTGTGTGGGATGGTAAATCCCCAGGAACTAAAAACATGATTGAAACTATGAAGTCTCTTAACAAACCAGTATACGTTTATATCCGATGAAACAGAAAACTAACCGCGAGAAAGAAAACGAGAAGACTCGTGGAAAGAAACGCTTCATTGAACGTGTAGCGGAAGAGAAAGAAGCAGAGCAACAAATCAAGGAGTTTGATAGGAATGAAGACATCATCATTGGTGAAACTTATTTGGACGACACCAAACGGAGAACAACTAATCGGTGACATGGCGCGTGTCTCTGCTCCTGAAAACCAAGGAAAAGATTCTACAAAACTCATTCAGTATTTAATTGCTAATCAGCATTGGTCACCCCTAGAGATGGTTAATGCATGCTTTGAAATTAATACTACACGAGATATTGCAAGGCAACTTTTACGTCACCGTAGTTTTTCTTTTCAAGAGTTTAGTCAACGTTATAGTTCAGTAGATAAACTAGATAAAGCTCCTCTTCGAGAAGCACGTTTACAAGACCATAAGAATCGCCAAGCTAGTATTGAGATTAAAGATAATAGTCTTTCTTCTGAGTGGGAAGCACATCAAATTAGTTTAGAGCAACATGCTCTTGAAGCTTATCAATGGGCTCTCTCTAAAGGTATTGCGAAAGAAGTAGCACGAGTAGTTTTACCAGAGGGAATTACTTCTAGTAAAATGTATATGAATGGTACTATTCGTTCTTGGTATCATTTTTGCCAACTTCGCTGTGGTAATGGTACTCAGAAAGAAACTAAACAACTTGCAGATTTAATCCGAGAGGAACTTACAAAACACTATCCAACTATTTGGAGTACAATTGACACAAAAAGAATTTAGGAATACATTTGGTGAAAACATCTTTCGATACAAGTATGCACAAGGACCTGGGGACACTTGGGCCAAGCTCTCTGAGCGTTTGGTCGAAGACGTTTGTGGTACACGCGGAGGGACAGTCGCTGCGCTCATGTCTCAAGAAGATCGTAGGCAACTTACCGAGTACATTCGAGAATTTAAGTTCCTCCCTGGTGGTCGATACTTGTATTACGCCGGGCGGCCTTACAAGGCATACAATAACTGTTACCTTTTACGTGCCGAGGAAGATACACGAGAAGAATGGAGTGCTGTAACATGGCGAGCAATGAGTTGTTTAATGACTGGTGGAGGTATTGGGATTGACTATTCGCGACTTCGACCTTCTGGAAAAGCACTTAGTCGAACAGGAGGAACTGCTTCAGGACCTATCCCTCTTATGTATGCGATTAATGAAATCGGGCGAAATGTCATGCAAGGGGGTTCGCGAAGAAGTGCTATATATGCAAGCCTTAACTGGCAACATGAGGACATCTCTGCGTTTCTTACAGCAAAAAATTGGTCCGAGGTGGTTCGAGAACAAAAGCTAAAAGACTTTAACTTCCCTGGTCCACTAGATATGACAAATATCTCTGTGAACTATGACGATGCAGCTTTATATGGACAAGGCGTTTTACAAAAACTAGACGAATGTCCTGTTTTCATTGAGAACTGTCGTCAAGCCATGATGACAGGGGAACCAGGCTTTAGCTTTAACTTTGGTAAGAAACAAAATGAAACTCTCCGCAATGCCTGCACCGAAGTTACATCAGAAGATGATTCTGACGTTTGCAATCTTGGGTCAATTAATCTTGGCGCTATTCAAACTTTGGATGAGTTCAAAAGTGTCGTTCACCTCGCGTCCAAATTCCTGGTCTGTGGTACGCTTAGGGCTGACCTCCCATACGATAAAGTATACAAGGTTAGGGAAAAGAACCGGAGACTGGGACTTGGCCTTATGGGTATCCACGAATGGCTCCTCCAACGAGGACAAAAATACGAAGTTACCCCAGAACTCCACGAATGGTTAAAGGTATATGAAAGTGAATCTGAATCAAGTGCAAACGAGCATTGCGATCGCTTCTATATCTCACGTCCTGTCGCATATCGAGCAATCGCCCCCACAGGCAGTATTGGTATTCTCGCTGGGACGACTACAGGTATTGAACCATTATTTGCGGTTGCATATAAGCGAAGGTTTCTCACAGAAGGGACCAAGTGGAAGTACCAATTTGTCGTTGACCCCACAGCCCAAGATCTCATCAACCGATACTCCGTAAAGCCGGAAAACATTACAAGTGCGTTAGATTTATCCAACAACTATGAAGCAAGAATCAAATTCCAGGCGGACATACAAGATTACACTGACATGTCGATCAGCAGCACCATTAACCTCCCTTCTTGGGGCTCGGAGGCTAATTGTGAGGCACGTCTGGGCGAGTTTGTCTCAACACTTGCGCATTACGCGCCAAGACTACGAGGGTTTACATGTTACCCTAGTGGCTCTAGAGGAGGACAACCCTTAACACCTATTGAATATGCAGATGCATTAAAACATCGTGATACTGTTTATGACGAAGCTCCCATTGATGTCTGTGATTTAACAGGAGGAGGTACCTGTGGAAGTTGATCTAGCCTGGTGTGCTGGTTTATTCGACGGAGAAGGCAGTACTTCTGTTTTAAAAACTCAAAGAGATAAATATTCTTATATTAGATTAAGTCTGTCTCAGAAAGATCGACAGGTTTTAGATAAATTTAAATCCATAATGTCTTTTGGAAAGATTTATAAAGCCACTAAAAGAGAAATTCATTCTTATGATGTTTATAGACAAGAAGAGGTTTTAGAAGTCTTAAATAAAATGTGGCCTTATTTATCTGAAATTAAAAAGTTACAAGCTATAAAAGCTTATGACAGAGTCTTTACAAAGGAATATCATGAAATCTTTAGTTAGTTTTTTATTGACTGCTTTTATGGCGCTTAACATCCAAGCTCAGCCTACGACCTTACAAGCAACCGCACCCAATGGTGCCATTGTTATTCTCACTCAGGACGTAGGTCCTTGTCAGAGTGGTGCTAAGGTAGCTAAGTATATTGCCCCTAACAAGGTAGATAAGCTAACTGGTTGTTGGAAGATTAGTGACCAAGCACCTGTGGTTTCCATTGGTTGGTTTGACGGCGATGGCTCTGCTATTCCGGCTCAAGTATTTAAGCCAACACAAAGTTTGTAAACAAAAGAAAAGGGCCGCTTTCGCGGCCCTTTTTATTAGTTAAACACATCCTTGAGTTTGTCCCAAGCATCTGAGAGTTGTTCTTTTATAGTTGGGTCTCTTGGTTCAATCCATCGTTGTTCTGGATACAACCCTTGTTGAATACCTTTCTTATAACCTTCAAACGTAGGTTCTCCAGGCCAGCCAGGACGGTGATTCTTCTTATAAGCGTCCTCCATAATACTTTGAACCTCACGTTTGTCTAAGATACTCTGTCCTTGAGGAAGTTGCATATCTTCTTGACGAAGACGTGTTTTAGATTCTGTATAAGGGCTATACTCTGGAGTCCAACGATTTCCTTTGGTAACACCTTGTTTAGCAAGTTCACTTGTAAACTCATGTAACGCCCCATCAACTCTACGGTTATATTCTCCTATAGTACGTGAAGACATAAAGTCTTGTGAGTGAAACATTTCATGAAGTGCTGTGTCCAAAGCTTTACGAGGATTGTTTGTTAGCATTTGAGGAGATGCTATTTTACCAGAAGGATTGTATAAATCATTTAGGTTAATTGTGTTAGGCTCATCTGAGTTAACCCAACCTAAATTCTCTCGGTCTGGTTTAAAAGAAATATTACGTTTAGCAAGTTGCTGCATAAAATTAGCAGCATTCTTACCTTCGCTTGCAGCAAACATTCTTTCTAGAAAATCGTCCATTACTTAACAATCTCAAAAGCACGTTGATAAAGCTTATTTCCCTTACTAAAGTTCTCCGTCCCTAAAAGAACTTGTAGATTATGCTCTACATGAAGTCCACATACCTCATGACTACGTAGGGGAATAATATGGTCCACAGTATATAATACCCCTGTTTCTTTTGTTAATTGTTCAGCTTGTTTATAGAACTCTTTTATTTTATCTAGATTTGCCCAGGCAGGTAGGGCCTTTAATTTAGAGGTTCTATATTTATACGTTTGCGCATTGCAAACACTTTTATTTTTCTGTCTCCATTTTTTATTTCTTATTGCTACATTTTCTTTATGTTCCTTTTGCCATAAAGAAATATATTTAGTATAATAGTCTTTATGCTCAAATTTATACTTTTTAGATTGCGCTAAACACTCTTTAGTTTTAGATTTATATCTTAGAGAGCTTCTATTCTTAGCACATGTTTTACAGGTATAAGTATAACCATCTTTAGTATACTTATCTTTATTAAAAAGTAAAACATCTTTATTTTCTAAACATACATTACAAATTTTCATAGTGGGATAATTTCTATTGTTCTTTGTAGTAATTTATAACGATCGGAGTAACCATTCATACCACCATTAATACGTCGAGTTATGGTTTCGAAGCGACCCATGTCTGCCAATGCATTTAGATTACTCTTATACCAGAACCATCCTGCAGAGCGACACGCATTCAAATCTTCTTCTAATAACTCTGGCTTTTCTAACAAAGGTAAGCCCAGAGCTAGTGAGGCAAGTCCGTAATTGTTCCTTCCAGTTATTTGAATCAAACCTCTACCCTTATAGCGAACGCCATCTCCAGGTTTTGTGTTTCCCAAGTCTTTTCGACCCTCGTAAGCTTCACCTGACGCTAACTCTCTCCGATAACGCAGTTGGCCCGACTCGTGCCCAATCTGGGCAAGGAACATGCGAATCCGTTGAGGAGTGTTTATCTCAAATTCGTCAAGAGTCTTGTTTATGGGATCGAGAAACCGGTCTATAAGCTTAGGATCGGCTTCCTTGTAAATCCATGCAAGTTGTTGTTTACTGACCAGCATTTTGTTCCTTTAGTAAATCACGGAGTTGTTTAATAGCAACAATGCCCGGTAGAGTCTTAGCTTTCATAGCAGCCTTCTCTGCACTAGTTGTATACTCATCCATTACACGACTTTGGAACATATCCTCTGTCATTGGTTTCCCTGTAATTTCTGCATACATACGAATGTAGACACGAGCTTCCTCCACGTTTCCTTTTCTAACCTCATTATAAACCCTATCAGGTAGTTTACTTGCCACAGTAGCTGCTTGTACATCCTTACTACGAGTTTTATATGCCAAGTCTTTTTCAAACGTTTCTTTTTGGGAACGCAAGCCAAACGATCGTAACTTCTCCTCAGACGGTGTCCTGGAGTACTGCCCATCCCGTGCTGCAAGATCAGTGGTTTTCCCATACAAACGCTGGCCATTCCGCTCAACAGATGTCTGTTCCCGTAGCGGACCAGTTTCAAGATAGCCTTGCAGTCCAACAGGTGCAGAACCAAGCAGCGCTTGGGCAGTCTTCTGGGAATCTGATGGCGATGCTACAGCAGCAGAAATATTACCAAGCTGCTTACCTAGATCGGTTACAGGAGCAAGAGGATTCTGTAACATATCAGATCCTGCCGGTGCAGCCGCTCTCGAAGTCACAGAAACTCCAGTTGCTTTCGACACGGCCCCATAAAGACCCGCCTCACCAAAGTTATTGAGAACAAAACTCTTTAGGTCAATATCCTTAACAGCGTTCCATGCTTTCGGTGAATGGTCGGCTAAAGTATTTTTAATTGCGTTCCAAAGCTTGTCTGTATCCTGGAAACCTGGAATGCCCATGACACCAGCAGCAGTAGCCTGTACGGCAAACATAGCTGCAGCGGGTGCTGGATTGCCTCTCATGGTTTCACGAGCAGCCCAACTCCATTGGTTATAGTAGTTCATTGGATAAGTCTGTAGTAAGTTGATTGCTGAACCAGCAGTACCAAGCTTACTAAAGATCATAGCACGTTCACCTGTGCGATAATCACCCATAGAGATGTTTGTCTTTTCTTCAGCAATACGGAAGATTTCCATATCGTTGGCAAGTTTACCACCATACTTAAGCATGTTCACATAAGTCATATAAACAATGCTACGTAGGAATGCTTCTGGCATGGAAATAGTCTTACCAAGAGTATTGGCTACCCTACCTGTCTTACTGAAAGAACTTTCAATAGGAGCTTCATCATAAATAGAACGAGCAATAACAGAGTTGTCCTCAGCATACTTCATTGCGCGGGCGGAAAATAAACTGTCCCCAGGACGGTATTTAGCACTGTTAATCATTTCCTTGGCAGTGCCTGTAAGGTGACCAGTAGCCATAAGCATACCCTCGGCGAAGCCAGAGATGAGAGCGGCAGGAAGGGCTAACGGATTGCCTTTGTAGGTACGTTGAAGGTCTATCAAATGTGGTAGCATGTTGCCAGCCTGAATCACGTTGGACAGCATGAAACCAGCAGACGCGACAAGCTTCTGTGAAATCCAAAGACTCTTAACAGAGTTAATACCACCCTCAACAGCAGTAGGGCTAATGCCTGTTTCCTTGAAAGCATCCTCAATATGTTTTACTACTTTAGCAGTACCCATACCAATTTGGTCAAGATAGTATTCACGTAGATACTGCATATTCTTTGGCTGCTGTGTTTGCAAGTCTGCATTGCTAAAAATTGTCTTAAGTTGAGCACCAGCTTCTTGTAAGCCAGCCCACTTATGAGCATTCTTAGCGTAGTTGATTTGCTCTTGGAACATAGCCAAGGCTTCTTTCTTGGGATCAAGTTTACCAAACATTGTGTTGCTTGGACGATCACCAATGAAACCACGGATGTTAGCTTTCTTCTCGAAGTGCTTTGTTTGTGCTAGAGCACCCTCAGCTTCCATGCGAGTTTGATCTTCCACCCATTGCTTTACCTGCTGTACTTTAGGATCATCACGACCCAGAACATCTAGCATTGTAGTATACAACGATTGTAAAGTATCCTTACCAGCAGAGCGAGTTACATGGTCAACATGTTCTCCACCTGCTAAATCAGGGAACTTCTTTAAAAGGGCTTGGGCTTGAGTGTCCAGGCCCTTTTTCGTTTCTGCTGCCAAATACCAAACAAGCTTACCTTTTCCGTCATAAATAGCGCGACGGAAGTCACCTCTCCAACGAGAGCTTAGATAAGCCTCTTGTGCTGTGATGGGGTCTAGTCCTTGCTTAGTACGTGCTTCATTCTGTGTGTCCAAAGCATCCTTGAACATACGGCGCATTTCGCTGTAGGCAGCTAGCTGTTTCTCAGAGAAGATCTCTGCAAGCCGATCCATTGGAATAGCAGCGTTGTCAAACATCTCACTCTTCATTACCTTAGCCAAGTCTTGTAACTCAGCAGAACTAAGCTTACGTAGACGAGACTCCACAGGGAATACAGAGGTACGGATCTTGTCTTCTGCAATATTCTTTAGACGCTGTACAATACGAACACCGCCCTTGATGAGGGCACTGTTACGCTTAGCACCTTCTAGAGTACCACCAGCAGACATGAGAATAGAGCCAGAACCATCCTTGCCTTCAGCAAGAGCATCCTTAACAACAGTTGTAGGATCTGTAGTTTCTTGGTAAAGTTTTGTCTTTAGAAGATCATCAACAACCTTAGCCTTTTCAGGAGCAGGCTTACCAAAGTCAAGGGCACCTCGTTGGCTCCTAGGAAGCTGCACAGCCTTTGGCTGATGTAGAGTTTCAGGGAAAGGAAGGGCTGCCACAGCCTTAACAGAACCAGGGCTATTACGAAAGTCCTGGGGGATAATTGTCATAGGACGTTCAGCTTCACCCCAGCCTTTACCAGCTTCTTTACGTAGACGTACAGGAACAAGCTCAATACCTTGTTCCTTAAATACGTCCATACGATGACGGCCCTCATGGGCAGTAACCTGACCAGA